CATTAGTACTGCATAATCTTGCATCGTGTACAGTAGATGCAAACTTCTTAGCTGTTTCAATTCTTGTTTTTTCATCTGGAATAGCCATTATGATAGGTTTCATATCTTGTACAAATTTCTTTAAAGCTGCATCTGCTGCTTTGCCTTCTTCTTTTGGCTTTTCCGCTTCCTTTTCCGGTTCTTCATCTTTAGCTTCTTTCTTGTCTTCAAGCTCTTCTTCTATAGAATCCATAACTTTTTCAGCATTATCGGTAGCTTTCTTTTCTCCCTTTTCGCCTTCTTTTAATTTAGATATTTCTTCTTTAAGAGACTTAATTTCATCTGCTAACTTTTTAAATTCAGCATTTTCTTGAGCTTGATTGTCTGGTTCTGCATCTTTTACCGGTTCTTTTTCCTTTTCTTCTTTCTTATCCTCTTCATTCATGGCATCCATTGCCTTTGCGATGTCTTCTGGTTCTGCATCTTGTGCATAAGCCTTGAATCCCATTGCTGTTAGAATTTGTTTTGATATGTTGCCCATACTTTTCTTACCTCCTGTTATTTGTTCTATTTGTGGTTTAGAATCATGTATTGCTACCTTGCTACCAGCTCTACCATTTGGTACAACTGCTACATGGTTACCTATTATTCCTTTTTGCTCGTATTTGCCATCACTAATCTTGTGCCAACTGCAATCATAACCGCATGAAACTTCACGTTTTAGATTGTTTTGTATTTCAGATACAAGACCTGCATCTTTTATAAACAAATCTGCAACCAAAAAATCACCATCGCGCCTTATATTTTGCATATGGCCACGTTCAATCATTGGTGTTGTTGTAATATCAAGGTTCATTGTTGGGTGAGTATTAGTGACCGATTTACCCTCAAAACTTGACATTGTAGCTTTGCTGAATAACTCTGTAGGACTTCTATAAACCTTACATAAACTACCACATAATTCATCGAATGCTGATGGTAGTTCTTGCCCTAAATATTCCATCCACCCAGTACGACCTATCGGCACATTCTTGCAGATAAGATAACCTTCTGGCGTTATTTCCATATTGTCTGATATCTTGTCACCGTAGTAACCTAGTTCCACTTCTTCACCCCCTCTCACAAAAATATTTTTTCTAGTTAGATGGTGTAAATGTAATTGTCACATTAGCTGTACCTGTAAGCGTTGGTACAAACTTTATATAATTTGATCTTATTCCAGATATTGAATAACTTTTTGATGTACTTGCTGTTGTAACTATTGCCGGAAAATCTTCCATTCCAGAACCATCGGTTTTCATTTTGTCCATTTGAACAAAAACACCTGTGTTAGTTTCTTTAGTTAATAGAGCTATTGAAAACGTACCTGTTCCACTATTAACTACTACTTCTAAACTTCCACCCGAATATCCAGTCATATCAATTGCAGTTGCAGTAGCTTCTAAAACCGAAGCTGATACAGCACCCCCAAATAATACTTTTGAACTGCCTTTTGATAGTTTTGTTGGGAAAGGTGAAACGGAACTAACTGCGCTACCATCTGCTAAAATTTGAAAATTTGCTTCTACCATGATTAAATCCTCCTTATTTTTTATTAAAATAAAAAGCCTTATTTCTAAGACTTAATTAAGCTTCTGTCATACTAATTTTGTATCTTATTGTCCCTTTAGTAATATATAAGTCTGTGCCGGTAAATTCTAGTGTGCCACTATTTAATCCGGCTGCTACTTGTGCTGCTGGTATTAGTCCAGATGTTCTTATTTTAACTGCACTCATTGGTAATCCAATAGGTCCTAACCCACCATTTAAAGTAGCTGCACCACCACTACCAGTAGAAGCATATAATACAGCCACAAAAGTGTGACCACCAATGCCAGTCACCATAGGACTTGCAGTTGTAGTAACTGTTACATCTGCAAAAGTACTCATTCCGCTTGAATTGGTAACAAGTATCGGAACACTAGTTGTAGTCATTGCAACTAATCCAATTGTTGCTGATGAAGTGTTTGCCATTGTAACTTGTCCGACTATTTGATCACTTGTGTGTGTGAATGCAATAGCACCGTTTAAGGCTATACATACGTTATTAGGGATATTTACTTTAAAGCTAACTCTATTTGCTATAATAGAACCTTGTGAAGTTGCTGATGTATAAATGCATCTTGCAGTTGTTCCACTAGTTAATACATTACAAGTACCATCTTCGAATAGAATCTTTGAACTTGCGTTTGTATTTGTCCAGTTAATAGCATCACCGCTTGTTGAATTTATAGTTGAACCTATTAATTGTAAGTTTTGAGCTCCAGTTCCACTAAATGCTAATGTTATTCCACTAACTGAATTTAATATCACATTTTCTAATACTATAGTTCCAATAAAGTTAGCTGTATGATTCCCTGTTATAGTTACTGCAAATTTAGCAGGTGAGGTAATCATTACATCGGCTTTAAGTGTTAAACTCTCTACATAAGTTCCTGGAAATACAAACAATGTAGTTCCGATTGTTGCTACATTTATTGCTTGTTGCACTGTTAGATAAGGAAAATTTGCACTACCATCACCAGTTGTATCATTACCACCTTTGGATACATATATATAATTAGTGGGTTTTACTAATCCTACGCCTGCTATGAAGTCTGCCCAAATATCAGCAATGTTAATTACTTGCCCATTCTCTCTAATCATTCTTCCTGTTCCAGGTTCAATATTATTTATTGTCAATAAAACCATCTCCTTTACTAGTAACCATTCATACACTTTCCTTTTTCAAATAATCCGCTTGATTCTTCATCTTTGCTACTTAATTTAGCAAAATCTAAATGATTTGTTTTTTCTATAGTGTTGCAAAGAACTTTTATAGTGGATTGAAGACTTTCAACTATTCCATTAAGTTTTATTGCCTCTTTGCTATCATCTTTAAGCTTAGCGTTTATATTAGTTGCCTCTACATCACCAAGTCTTTCAATATTTATCGATATACTTTCTACTCTTGGATTGTTTAAGAGTTCTTTGAGTAGGTCTTTTTTGTTAGGTTCTTGCTCATGGTTTTCTTTAGTTGGTATTTTGCTCTTTATTTTGTTGATTACATCATCAAGGGTTATCCATAAATCTACTTCAATTGTTTTTTCTTTTAGTTCATGTTGTTCAATATCCATCTCTCCATCAAAATAATTAATAATAACCTTCTTCCCATTGTTGTTTACTTCAAAGATATCAATATTATTTTCAATTCCTTTTTCTCTTAGCTTTCTAAAGATTAAATCATGCATTTTATCACTCCTATATATATTTAAGACTTTGTTTTATCATCGAGTTTACAAACAAGTGTATTCATTATTCTATAAAATTCTATAAGTTCAAGTTGTAATTGTTGGGCAGCCTCTAGCGATAAACTATCTACAAATGCTTTTGGATTAGATAAAATTATTTCTGAATAATCTGATTCATCCGTTTCTTTAATTTGTGGTCTTTCATATTCAGGGTACTTAGTTCCTATTCCAGAACCAGTAGAAGGTGGTTTTACATTTAGTATCGCTTCACCAAGTGCATTATTGGGACGTCTAGTACCTCCGTCTCTAGGTTGATATCCTCCATTATGTTTTCTATTAGCTTTTTTGAATATTCCGTCTAACCTTGAAGTATCGTTCGTCCCCATTGCCATATTATCTATCTCCTTTAATTAAAGTATCTGCCCCAAACTATAGTTATTATGATTGATAACGCGACACCTATGCCAAGTTGTAAAAATACATTCATAGTCTATCTCCTTATATTTGAGTATAAAAATAGCACCTACATTTGTAAGTGCTTAGTCTTGAATTTCTTTCAATAAATCATTTATTCTTTCATCATCCGTTCCCCAAATCCAAAAAAGTTTATTCTCCTTGGTATCAATCATATTACCAAAATCAAAATCTTTGTTTTTAGTAATTAATTTAACTATTTCTTCTTTAGTATCGGCATCGCCTACCAAATCAGCACCGCCACCACTTTTTTCATATGGTTTAAACATGAATATTAAATATCTCTTCATACTCTCGCCCTCTCTAGTTAAAGTTTTGGATAAAATTGATAATTTCTACATACATGATATCATAGTTAAATTCATTTTTTTCATATTCCTTGCTATAAAATTCAGCTTTTCCATCTATCCATATAATAACTTGAATTGTGCAATCAAAATCTTTTTGGATTTCATCTAGAACTTTATTCAAATCCTCAGTTATTATCGTTGTATAATTTCCATAGCAATTTACTATTTGGTATATTCTCAAAATATCACCCCTCTATTTTTTCTTTGATTATACCACCTCTAATTTATTTCGGGAAATTATTATTTTCCGAAGTGTTTTTTATATTTATACCAATTAGAAAATGTTTTATGCTTATTTCTAATACTTTTATACATTTATGCATTAATTGTTGTATATTTATACTGTTGGCTTGTGAATATTATTCATTATCTTTAGATTTGTAACTTATCTGCTAGTTCTTTTATTGAACGTAATAATTCATTATTTCTAGGAAACGAGTCTATAGTTGTATTTCCAAGACCGTTTTTCTTTTCATTGTCAATATCTACAAACTGATAACTAATTAATGAATCAATATTTACTCCTACTGTTTGTCCGAATTCAATAATTCCATTTTCTGTTGAAACTTGACATGCTAAGTCATCAGCATTTTTAATTTCAATTTCTTTAATCATACCATCTTCTTTAATTGTTATAATAAGTTTTTTCAATTAAATCACTCCTATATTGTATTATTCATCTTCAACCTTATTTCCACATTCACATACAAAAGATATAGTATCACAAGGTCTATCCCAATATTCTATTTTAATGTCACCTTTAACATCAACATTACCATTGCATTGTTGAATTATTGATTCTTTGCCACATTGGTTACATACTACTTTAAAACCTTGCATAATAATATCTCCCACCTTTAATTAGATTTCTTTTATTAGATACCTTAATCTATCATTTAATATGTTAGTTAGTGCCATTGCAGTTTCTTCTATATTAGGTTCAAATTCCTTTTCTAACTCAATTAAATATCCATTTAGCTTATATTCTATCTTCTTAATCATATCTATGCTTTTATTAAATTCAATTGTACTCTTTGGCATATAATCACCCCTTAATTAAATTACATATTTTATAATATAAATCTGGCATTTCCTTATTTTCTATTAATTCTTCTAAGGATTCTCCGCCCCACTCTTCTTGCATTACGACTTCGGCACTTTCAATATATTCTTTTATTTCTTTTAATAGTTCTTTGTCCATATAATCTCCCCTTTTAAATTACATTATACTTTCAAATTGCTTTTGTGTCATTGTTACTATTTTATCTTTATAGAATACTTTATGTGGCCATGTAAGAAAGCTTACTCTTACCACTGGAGAAGCAAAGCACCTACAATTAGGACAGCAACCGGCTTGATACTTTCCTAATGTAGATTTAACACCTATTAACTTCTCTGGTGAAGGTGGATTATTCCAATTAATAAGGACTGTATCCATATGTTTATGTGAGCTTCTCACCCTTGAGTCTTCTGAGGTGTTCCACTCATACCAATTGATTCCTATTCCTTCACTACGAGCCTTTGTCAAAGCTGTAGACGTCTTGCTACATTCTGTTCTGGCTATTAACTTTGCTTTATTCTCTAACATACTAGGGTATATCTTTTGTAAATCTTCCATAATGCTTTCTGGTCTTCTGCCTGCTTCAACTTCTTTGGCAATATGATCTGTTATCCTTTCTGCTATCTCTAATGGAACGCTCTTTATTAATGTAGCGTTTTTTTCAATTTCCTTTTTAACTACATCGCCTATTGGAGATTCAAGTTCTTTTTGCAGCGCTTTAAATATCTCTCTGCCTTTTCCATTTCGTTTAGCTGCTTCTCTCCAGGTCTTCCCAGCATCACTAAATACATGAGTAACCATGTTCATAGCTGAGCTTTCACAATACTCATTGAATTTCTTACTATTAGTAAATTGTTTAATAGCTTTCATTATACTCTTAAGGTCCGTTAAACCATTTAATTTTTTTTCTAATGCTTTGAACATTTTGGCTAATGCTTTTTTATATGCTAATTCAATTCGCCTTTTAGGTTCCCATATGCTTTTCATAGCTAATCAGCCTTTTTCTTAAATTTGTTAAACCAGCTATCTTTCTTAGTTGGTGTATCTTCCTGTGTGTCTTCTTCTTCCATTGGCATATCTCCAAATGAATCTGTACTATCATCAGCTTTCTCAATATCTTCATCTGTAATATTAGTAAACATATTAGTTGTATAGCTAATTTCATGAAGTTCTAACATTGCTACCTTCTGACTAATTATTCCACTATCACAAACATCCTTTATTGCAGCGACCTTTTTAGCTACCAAATCAGCAGTTTCACTATCAGATGGTGTTTTAACTGGATTAAACTTAATGCCCAAATCATCTGGAACCTTGCCAAACTCACTCATAAACATAACTGGCAATAATTTATTTAGCTTAGGTTTCAGTACTGATTCTTGTTGTTGGCTTATCATATCATAGTACATATTTTCATCTGATTCACCAGTTGCATTCATTCCAGCAGGACTTCTACCAAATAGTCTGGTAACTGGCATATCACACGCACCGGCAACATCTAAAGCAAATGATTCGTATATATCGTTAAGACCTGCAAATGTATAGTTCAAAGCAGATATATCGTCTTCTTCTCCAATAATCATCATTGCACTACTGCTTCTTAATTGATTTTGCGCTGTCTTTATATTGTAGAAATCTTGTTGAACTTGTTGATCTGTTATTGCTAACATTTGATCAACATCCTTAACCTTATTAACTAATACATTAGCTTGAAATATTAATGATGCTATATTCCAACTTGTGTTATCTCTCTTTGCTAGTTCATCATATACATGTTCAAGTTCACTAGCGCCCCAATGCATTTCTGTTTGGTCTTCCCAAAAAGGAAGTTTTCTGCCTATAAATCTTAATACTCTTGAATGATGCACTTTTTGTTTTATATCGCCATTAATATCTTTAATATCATAAAATTCTGGCAATCCAAACTCCGGATCGCTTATATCTGTTATTAACTCTATTCCTGGATAAATACCACTCCATCTATCTAATACCATTAACCCTTTAAATGAATTTGGTAATATGTCGTCTAGCTCTAAGGGTTCATCTAATATATCCTCATGTCCTTCTATAAGCATTATAGCACCAGCACCACCATATAATCTGCCCCATGTTAATCCTTCAACTATCTTTTCCCTTATGAGTGTTTTTTGTTCCAACTTATCAAATCTATCTTGCATTTCTGGTGATAACTCAGCAGATATTGAAAACCACTTCTTACACATATCCTCCGGAATAGCATTTATTATTTTCTTAGCTATCCAAGAGTTACGATATAAACTATTCATAAGATTATAATTACGAGTTATACGTTGTATTGGGTATTGAGTTCCTTCTAATAATGAATTTGAACCAAGTCCCAACCTTGCTAATGGGTTCTGAAAACTATCTTGAACTTGTTTTCTTGGAGGATTAGAAGTTGTTTCAGTATTTTTGCTTTTATATCTTTTATTCCTGCTCAATCTTATAAGCCTCCTTTCTGTTTAAAAGTTTTATTTATCATTCTTTATCTATGTTTTCTAGCGTTTTTAAAATATTGTTCAGCGCTCTTTCGTTTCCTAACACATTTTTATCATTTTTAATACTAAAAATTATATTTTGCAATTCTTTTCTAGTCGGCTCACATAAGATTGTTATTTTGTAAGGTTTGTAACGCAACCTGTTTTTAATAAAGCCATATAATGTGCTTTGTGTATCAACATCGAATGTATATACTATAGAACTTAATTCAACCCCTCCATAGTTTAAATAATTAAAATCTGGTGTATCTATAATAATTTCTATTGTAATTCACCCTTTCTATCTTGCTAATCTTCTTGGTTTTACTATTGTTTTTACAAAGTATCTAATGCAATCATCTGCATGGTCATTGGTTTTAAGTGGTTGCTCTATTCCTCTTTGTGCTGCTTTTTCATCCCATATATACGCTGTTATATCCCCTATGGTTCTTTTGCAGTTATCTTTAACAACCTTAATTTTTCTTTGAGCCATCATTGTTGAAGTCATTCTTATTCCATCCATAACTTCATTGTCTGCATCTTTTACCTTTACACTTTTTCCTCTTAATTCTGCTTTGAAACTTGCAGCACTTGGATCGAGTATAATATATCTTGGTTTTGGGCCATCTTTTATAAAATCAATTAATGCTTCAGCATATTGTTTATCTGTTTTTTGCGCTTGTTCTTTTTTACTGTCATAATAATATTCTCTTGTTATCCACGCTGTGTCTCCATCATCGTATATATCAAGGAATACGGTTGGATTTGTAGTTCCATAATCTATTGCTATATACCTTATTGCAACAAATTCTAAATTAATAGGTAAATCTTCTTCTGTAATTTCGTTTTCTTCTGTCCACATATCGAATATAGCTCCAGAAGCCATTACCCATAAACCTAAAATATACCGCTTAAAGAATACACCTTTATACATATTCCTATAACGCATTTTTATTTCGTCTGCCATCGAAAGATTGTCATCCATAGTAAAATGCAGGTAAAGTAAATTCTTATCTTTTACTTTCAATATCCACTCTGTATTAAACCAATGCATAGGTCCATCTGGATTACAATTAAACCACATCTTAGAACCTTTTACAGAACAACGTCCAGTCCCTTGATTGACAAAGCTTTCTGGCATTAATGCAACTTCATCGAAGAATATACCAGCCAATGTTATACCTTGAATTAAATCTTGACTAGATTCATCTCTACCACCAAATATATAATAATAGTTGAGTTTACCATTTCTAGTTATCTCAACGTAGTTTTCTGTTTTATGTTCTATGTACTTATACCCTCGCCCTGGTAACATAGTCTTTAATACTTGCCACACATTACGTTTAAAGCTTCCTACTGTCTTTCCACACATAGCGAAATTATATCCATCAAATGATTCCATAGACCACATAACGAATGATAGTGCCATAGATACTGTCTTGCCACTTCTTATTGCTCCATCGGCTATTATTCCATCTGCATCATGTACTGGGCTTTTCTTGGTCCACCAATTAAGGACTTGTCTTTGTTTCTTTGAAAAGCTATGAAACTTAAATCCCAAATTGAATTTAATCATTCTTTCCAATCCTCCTCGGCTTTACCATCTAATGCATCAATGAATCCATCGCTTTCTGTTTCTGTTTCATCCGGACCACTCATTTTAGTTATTTCAGCAGCGAGCTTTCTATTGTTAAGCTTCTTATATTCAAGATCAAGTTTAGTTTTCTCTTCATCTGATAATAAGTCACTTAGTTTAGCTAATACTTCCATAGCTTTCATCTTATCTGCTAGTTTAAATTTGATACCGTTCTTTCCTTCTGATACTTCTGATATTAAGCTAGTATCTACACCCACACTATCCTTTAAATCCACATAACTATATTCTCTTATAAGTTGTTGTCCTGTGTTTGGATCAACTATAGCTATATCAACTCCATCACTGTTCTTGCTCCATTGTGGTATCTGTCTCTTTCCAAACTCTAAATAATCACTGATATCAGAAAAGGCTATGTCTTTATATTGCTGTATCAAGCCTCTCTTTAAGAACTCTTTATTTAAGTCTGCTTCTAGTAGTCTGTCAATTTGCTCTCTTATCTTAACGTTTCTTACCAATAGAGAGCCTTTAACCATGGCTGTTTCATATGTGCAATGGTAAACCATTTGATAAGCTTTAGTAGCATTTTGCCTTTTAGCATAGATTACACAAAACTTCTTGTGTTCATCTTTTAATTCATCATTTTGCATTAGCTCTTTTACTTCTTTTGGAATAGCATCTTTAGCTTTCTTATCTGCACCTTTTTTCGATTTAATTTGTGTGCATACTTTTTTTTCTTTTGGT